TGGTGTGCTTGTAAGAATAGCACGACCACCTGTTGCTAGTGTAGGTGATATTGAAGTCCAAAACTCTTCAGCAATGTTAGGTTGCACAAATGCAAACTCGTCACAGTACAGTAGCGAGATAGACAAACCACGCCCTGTGTTGCCTGTTGTTGTTTGACTGATTATTCTACTACCGTTTTCAAACTCAATGCTGCCTTTGTTATAACTTGTAACACCTGCTCTAATATGATCAGGACAAGTTTCATATACATAACGGATCCTTTGCATGATCTCTTGTGCACCTGTGTATTTGTGCGCAGCAATAAGGATAGTTTGATCTGGATTAAACATAGCATACCACGCTAGATAGATACTAGCACAGGTAGTTTTGCCTGTTTGTCTTGGCATCATATTGATATTAAATCTATATGTATGGTAACTATGCAATAAACCTAATTGATATTCATAAGGATCAAACATAAGTTTACCCTTTACAGGGTGTTGAATATAAGCAAAGTGTCGTGCAAAATGCAAATAGCCTTCATCAGGATCCATACAGGCAAGTAGGTCTGCAATTTGCTGTTCACTAAATTTTTCTTGTTTATTGGCTTTTTTTATTAATACGCCATCTAATGACTTACTCATAAAAATATTTAGTCAAAAAAATAGCGCCCGAAGGCGCTAATGAGTTCTGGGGGGAATTACATTTTTACGCAGTTATCCACACGCTTGCCACCTTTCATTTTGGTGCCCATGCGCTTGTAGCCTTTCCAGCATACTTTGCCGTCTACGCCTTTTTGTTTTTCTTCAGGCAGTGTAGTGTAGCTAGGCTTGCCGCACTCACTGCATGTTGACTTTTTTTCGTTTAGTGCTGCCCATAAACGATCTTTAATTGATGCTGTTTCCACAGCTGGATCTTTTACACGAATTGCTTTCATATCTTTTTGACGATGCAAGTCATCACCACTCGGAAGAATGTCAGGTGTGTCCATGTATTCTTCTTCTGGCTCGTTGTCATATTCTTCCATTTCTGCTTCTTGTGGAGCAGGCATCATAGGTGCATCTTGCACATCATTTACACTACCGCTTGTTACTGCTTGCAGTGCCATTAGCACTTTTGCCATTTGTGCAGTATCGTCTAACTTGATACTGATTTCGCCACCTTGTGCATCCATGCCGGCGTCCATTCCCATTGGAGGACATTCTGCGATTGCTGATTCCTGCAATGTTTTCTTTTCAACATTGTCGAAACCTTTCAAGATGTTTAACATTGCATTATCCATAATAATCTCCTAGCTTAATACAGCCTTGTTGTTCATTTTATCATCAGCAGGTGTTTCTGCTTTGTAATCTTTATCGCCATCTTCTTTTTTGGCTTTTTCTAGTTCTTTTAGCAAGTCCATTACTCTTGTGCTGCCAACATCTGCTTGAGCACTTTCTCCGCCCATGTCTTCTTGTGTTAGCATTGTTTCGTATTCGGTGTCCTCTTTCTTTTCTTGATAAAGTTCTTGAGGCTCTTCTGGATTTCTTACAATTACATGACTTGCTGGTACATCACAACACTGTGCAATATATTCTTGAATTGCATCTGTTGTTGTTGGATACTTTACTTCTGCATCCCAGTAATACACATCGATGTTTTCCAACTGTGGAAAATCCAATGGGCGTTCTTGAATTGGTGTTTTTTTGGCTTTGCTCCAACTTGCAACACTCCATTTTTCCATACAACTGCGGATTTGCTCTTCACAAGTTTTACCGTAGTCGCCTGCTACTCCAATTTTCCATGCATATGTTCTATGCGATTCTGTTAATAACTCTTTAATACTTTTCATTGTAAGGATCCTATTATATACTATTTATCACTATCCATACCTTTTAGACGCTCTAACAAGCTGTTCCTATCAGTTACTACAAAGCCTTCGCCGCTGGTAAATCCATCGTTGCTTTGTCCTGCATCTCTGTCGGACTTTTCTTTTTTAAGTTGTAGTTCAACCATTTTTAGTTTTTTATCCAGTTTAGCAACTTTAGCATCCAAGTTTGTTTTTAGCATTGTACCAGCAACTTCAAAAACTCTGCCAGAATATCTGCTTTCAACATTCATACCCAAGTCCATTAAATCTTCGTATGCTTGCATTGCTTTGTCTGCAACTTCGTTTAGTTCGTTGTCTGCTAGTTCACCCAAACCCTTAACTTGAGGTAGTGCAGCTTCAATTTTGTCAAGATCTGCAATATCTCGCATGGTTTCTTCTACAGCAGATTTTGCTGGTTTACTTTGTTCTTGTTTGACTATTTCTTGATTTTCAGGTAAGTCAAAAAGGCTTTCTAATTTTTTAGTCATAATAGTATTCCATTATATACTACTATTTATCCTCTACGACCTGTGTGAAAAATATCTTGTTCTGTAACAACTCTAAACTTGATGTTGTTTTGTCTACAGTATGCGTTTGCTGCTTCCCATTTTGCTTTGTTCAATACAACATGTGCTTTGTTGCGTTGATCACGACCAGCATTTTCCATTGTTACTTGACTGGTTGGTTTTACTTCGATTAGTTCTGCATGTTGCTTGCCATTTGCATCAACATAGGCAATAAAAAAATCTGGAACATATATTGTGTGTTTACCAGTAAACGGATTCCTGTAGGGTATTTTAACTGCTTCGCTTGCCCATTTGCTTACACTAGGGTGTTCGTCACAGAATTTCATAAATGCAAATTCCCAACTACTTCTATAAGTTGGAATGCGGCCTCCGATATATTTGTTAGGATTTTTGAGAGCAAATTTTCCCTGGGCATATTTGGCCATTATACAACAACATTCCTTTCATTAAAAGTTTGTGTTGTAGATGTTTGTTTATATCCAAGTTTGCTAATTTTATTTCTATTACTATTTAATACTGCTGCAACCAAATCAGTAAGTTGTAATTTGTCAAATGATTTTAAATCTTCTAAAAGTTCAAAAACAGGCTTGCCTTCTGATTTTGCTTGAGTTAGTATTACAATACTAGTGCTACGAGCTGCCTGTTTTTCAAAACCTTTACCTTCAAAAAAACTTACAACTGCATCTACTTCGTTACTTGCAAAATTAATGTTAGTTTTTCCATAATTGTCAAAAAATGCTTTTGTTTTATTTGCATTGTCTGATGATTGTAATGTTGCTTCAAAAGTCATTTAAAAGAACCTTTTTAAAACTGCTTGTGTAATATTTGCGGCTGTGCCACTTTTTGGGAATAAAAAATTTCCAACGGCTCCAGTTACAACATCTTCAACTACATTTTGTGCAAATCCTGGTTGTCCAAATGAACTTGCACTTACTACTGTATTTGAACCAAATAGATTTTGATTTGTAGATGCGGCTTGACTACCTTTATTACTATTATCTAATCCAGTTAACTGCGATCCGGTTGTGTTAGAATAACCAATTGGACTCGGTGTTTGATCATATCTAAAATCACCAAACCCTGCAGGTATCTCTCCTACTTCAGTTTTGTTTGCATCCATAATTACGGCTTCGTAACTAAAACGCATTCTGTTTATTGCATATTGTGTACCTTCGCTATTTACTTCATCGTGATCCCAATTATCGATAATTGGATTTATCAAAGTAAAACTTGTATTTGTAGGTGTTAAATTTTGCGTATGTAACTGGAATATTTGTATACTGGTAAAAAAGTTATCAGTTTTTCCAGGTCTATCTAAACCAAAACGATTTTGCATAACTGCGCCTGTATCATAACCACTGTTTAATCCTTTTTCGCCACGCAAATATGCGGCATCTGTTACAGGAGGAGAATCAGTATAATTATGCTGACTATCGCTGTAATAGTAATTAAAATATGTTTGCCATAAAAAGTTTGATAACCCTGCTTGATCGTCATGCCATGTCATTTGTATTGGATCATACTGAACTCCAGTTTGAATGACTTTTTTTCTATTGTATTGATTTAGTGTTTCAGTGCGCATTTGAAAACTTGGCAAATCGCAGCTTTTAACAAGCAAATGAAGTTCACGCCTTGCAACATTATCAAGATTATTTGTTGTAAGTGTTACACCGTTAGCAAAGTTTAATACAACATGATATAGATGTTTAAACTTAGGAGATAGACGCATATTGTTATCAACAAATGTGCGTGAAGCGTGTTGGTAATCTCTTAAAGTATTACCAGTTGTATTATTGTCAAATAAATTTCTAAAAGCGTCAAATATTCCCATACTGTATTTATCTTTACCTTAAAGTGCGCACATAATAAAAAAAGCAAGGACCGTAAGATCCTTGCTCATATGCCGATAGGTTGTGCTAATTATTAGCCGCCAACACCTGTTGTGTTATTAGTTAATGGTCCGTCGATTGTTACATCATTTGGATTTTGAATTGCGTTATCGTATTGAATGTTCATTGTAATACTTACTGGTTCATTGTTTGCATATGCAAGTGTGTTGTAGTTCACTTCAGTAACATAGCAACCGTACAATGCCCATGTGTCTAATGTTCTTTCTTCTACTGCGCCGTTACCACCGTCTAGAATGTCAATATCCATTCTAAACTTGTAGTCTTGACCTGCAACAGGTGCTGATTGTTCTGCAAAATCAAATTGCTTCTGAATCTGTGCCGAAACTGCTGCTTGTACATTGTTTGATACATCATCACGCAAGTTAAGTGTGACTGGATTCCATGTGTGTTTACCAGCCAAGTTTACTTTTGAATTGTAAATTTCAATCGGCATATTTTCAAAAGTAAGGTTTGGTCTTGTTACATCAATAACCTGCTTTGTTAATTCGTAGTTAGGTGGTGTGCCTGTGCCAAAGTTAATAAGTCTCACACGGAAACGATATTGTAGCTTTGGCATCAACAACCCTTCGTTGCTGTTTGCTCCTGCATTAGGCACTGTAATTTTGTTTAAACCTATTGACATATTATAC